TCAGACGTGTGCTCTTCCGATCTATTCGCCTCCGCGCCTAGCCAAGAAAGGAAGCACAGCCCGTGCTTGTCCTAATCATATCACCGAATGCCACACAGCTGTAAAACCTCGCAAAACCGCTCCCTGCACCTGGCGCTATCAAACCACAGAAGCCCGTTCCTGTATCTATTTGCATAGTCCTTCAGCAACGGGTCGTTTCTCTGAATCATGTATACGTCTGGCTCCATGTCATCCTTCATCAGAACACATGTTCCAACCTCAGAGCACTCAGAATTGGACACATACAACCGTCCATTCAACCTCAAGTCCAAATACACGCAATAGCAGTCAGACCCCCACTTGATGTTCATTTGCGGTCTGCATCGCTTAGGTCGCTCCTCTACGAACAAATCCGAGTCATTCCTGAACTGGTTCATCTGAGCGTACTCAGCATAGCGGGAGCCACGGGTAAGCTTACCAATATTGGAATCATCGGCAAACTCGGCAAACTCCTTGCCCCAACAGTTCTCCACGTAAATGAAGGCATCGCCCACCCTCACGCGCTTCTTGGAGCCAACAGGCGGAGGAGTAATGTGCCAGGCAACAAAGTACGGGTTGACCACATCGGCGGCATTGGCAAGCATCACAATCTTGACCCTGTTCTCACGCCTGTCAAGAGTCTCCCAAAGGTTGATAAGCTGCTCAACACAGTTTGGCGGGTAGGGGGGAACCCTAGTCTCCCTGATGAACTCGTCAAACACGACAGTATGCATGTTTGCGACAGCCTTACCCTTGTAAGACTGGGCCTTAGTGAGGGCAAGGAACTGTCCCATGGTCTCCCACTTGCCAACCTCGCCGTCCTCCCCTATTTTACCTACCTGCATGAGCCTTCCCATGGCACGGAACTTGTAGCCGGGGAACTCGTCATTTCTCATGATATCCGAGAAGAAGGCATCTGGGCCGTCTGCCAGCAAGTCCTTAATCTCTTGGTCAAAGGTACGGAGATATCCCCACGTCCAGCCCTTCTTGAGGTAGTCCTTGATGCAGCGCTTCTTCCACCCGTAGGTCTTGCCATAGGAACGGGCACCAGTGACGATGTTGATGGCGCAACCAGAGCCAAGAACCCCTGACGGGTCATATCGGTATTTCTTGGGGATAGTCATATATTACTCCTAGTCAAGGAACCTCAGCACCCACATTTCCTTTATGTCGGTGCGGTTCACGTAAAACGTCTCAACGTTGTCGGTGGTGTGGTGAGGGAGCGGGGCCATGCCAGCGCCCCAAAGAACACCATTGCCAAAGTACCATTCAACATGGCCACCGCCAGCCTTGTAGTTGAAGCTGATTATGTCACCCGGTCTCAATTGGTCTAGCGGCAACCTCCAATCACCTGTGGGGCAGGTGTATACGTGGGTGCAGTTGGCATCCATGGCCCCGCCGTAGGTGCCTATCCAGTCGTATTTGCCGTTTGTGGCCTTGTGCTGTGCCCAGTAAATCATGGCAGAACAGTCGCTGTACCCAGACACCTCGGGGTTGAGTCTTCCACCTCCCTGTCCATAGCTCCACTTGTTCTCATTGTCAATCCAGAGCTGTCGCATGGCTGGGAAGTCAGCGGGGTCATCGGCTGATGCGGGTGGCACGGTTCCGCCTGATGGGTCAGAGGAGCCACCCGCAGGGTTCTGGATGTTGGAGCCACCGCAGGGAATCCATATGCCCTTGCCAGTTGGACGGCACAGTAGCTTGTTCGTTCTGTCCATCTTTCCGAACACGCATAGCTGGTTCCCGACAATCTGGATGTACGATATTTGGCTCTGCAGGTCACTGGCGTTGATTCCGGGGGTTGGGTCATCGCCACCGGGAATAACAGTGCCAGTCTGTCCGAAGTCTGGCGGGTCACTTACTCCGTCCCATCCGCTCAGAAGCTCGTAAATCTTGTTGTAGCGGTTCGGGTAGCTTGCGAAGGGGCGTGTGGCCAGGCACCAGTTCCGCAATGACTCAATGCTTGCGTTGCCTAGCTGTGCCGCGCAGTTGCCAGCCACAGCCGGGGTCTGATGGTACATGGCTAGGTAGAAGATTCCCCGTTTGGGGTCATCGTCTATGCCCCAGCCCTGTATGCGTGCATAGTTGCCGTTGTCACCGAAGAGGTCAGAGTAGAACAGCTGTTCCTGAACTCTGTGGTTATCCTCGTCCTGGGCGGAGTTGACAAAGCTCTGCGCGTCATTGTCGGTGAGGTAGATTCCGTTCCAGTAGCCCCAGGTCTGCGCCCCACCCTCGCAGAGGGCACGGAGACGGTCGGAGAGCTTGGCGTAGCTCTCTGCCGCCTCCGTGCGCAGGGCGTCCATGAGACGCCATGCGTTCTGCCCGTACCACTGAGTGATGCCCAGTGTGATGGGGTCGTGCTGGTTCACTCCTCCCCAGTTGCACCCCGTCTCAACAGTGGCTATCACGTAGAAGCAGAACTTCTTCTGGGCATCACTCAGGGCCATATCCTAGAACACCCCCGCGTTGATGGCCCTCTGGATGGCCGTGGTGGTCTCGGCGCCCCACACACCGTCAATGTCGCATACGCCATACCCGGCCTTCCAGTAGCACCCAAGGTTGGCAAGGTAGCGTTGCAGGGCGCAGACGGAGTAATAGCCAAAGTCCCCGTCACAGTCCCTCTGATACAGGCCCTTGTTATAGCGCAGGTACTTCTGCAGCGCTCGCTTGGTCCAGTATCCAAAGTCTCCGTCAATGGCCCGCAGATACCAGCCAGCACGCTTGAGGACGGTCTGCACGTACTTGGTGGTTAGAGGGCCAAAGTATTCGTCATAGGCAAGGATGGACTCGGTAGGGTCAATCACGCCAGACGGGATGGCTGGGGCAGGCTGCGCGGGTGGAACCTCTTCGCCCTGCTCTGCCCAGATGGGGCGGATTACGTATTGCACGTCATACCATGAGCGGGTGCGGCGGTTGACAGAGTTGGAGGTGTTGCCCTCGATGGTCTGCACGCCGGTGTCGCCAAGGTTAAGCTCGATGATGCCAACGTGGTCGCAACCAACGGAATCCTTGTGCCAGTTGAAGATTACGATATCGCCCGGCTCGGCGTCACGGGCGGCGATGATGCGTGCGGCCTTGGAAGCGCCAGCCTTGATGGCAAGGCAGCTCGCGTTAGGCAGGCCCGCCACCTCCTGGCCCACGCGGTCGAACACGTAGGACACGAACATGGCGCACCAGGGCACCCAAGACTGCGCAAACGTCTGGTCACCCACCTTGTCGGCGTACCACTGCTTGGCAAAGGCACCGCCGACGTTGCCGAGGTGGGAGCGGGCTTCCTCAAGAACCTTAGTTGGATTCATCAGCGTCCTCCGTTGGGTCGATGGTGTCAGTCACGTCTGCGGGGTCAAGCTCGCATGCTGCAGCCTGAGACTCAAGCTCCTTATAGGAATCGTCAGTCATTAGTCCTCCCTGTGCTCAAAGAGTCTTGCAAGCGGGGTGTCACGCAGCTCGGGGTATGCAGAACAGATGTTCTCAAGGATGCTGCCCACCTCCATGACGATGATGTACACGCACACGGCAACCACGGTCACGCCGGAGAAGCCGAGGCCCACGATGTGGGAGCCTGCCGCCTCAATCATGATGGCAAGGGCGATGATGCACAGGCAGAGCGCCTTGTGCCCAAGCCCCTCGCGCATTTTGGAGGAGGAGAACGTGTGCGTGATGCAGGAGCCGATGAAGCCAGTGAGAATGTCCATTCCCATGAAGGAAACGGCACCGCCGATGCTCCAAATCTGTGCGTCTGACAAAACGTAAATCACAAGGCACCACTTCCAATCTTGGGGCATTTAACATAGGCCCCACTCGTTCTGTAGAACACCTTGTCAGTCTCGCTGCCCTGCTCGGTGTTCTTCCTGTCAACCCACGTGCCGCCAGCGTGGCGGTAGAGCCTGCCACCCTCACGGTTGCAGCTTTTGAAGTCCCCGTCAATCATGCGTGCCCAAGGGTAGAAGCCGATGTACTCAAGGAAACCAGGCACGGTGATGGCAACGGGGCTGGGATAGATGGGGTCGTTCACATGGTACGTGCCCGTACCCGAAATCCATACCACGCCGTTAGTGCTGGAACCAGTGCCACCGAAGTTCTGCAGCTTGCCGATGTAGACGTCACCAGAGCTGATGTTCCACGTGTAGGTGCCGCGGGAGCTGCCAGGCACGGTGATGGTGGCCTGGGCAATGGTGCCAGCTCCAGACGGCACTACGATGGAGCCGTCTGAATAGGACCACGCCCAGTTGCTCGCATTTGCCACGAGAATGGAGGGGTAGTTAGCGGACAGCAGGTTGTCCTTGCTGATGGTGCCCTGGGCGCTGATGTAGACATCATAGTTGTCATAGACCTTGAGCGTGAGGTCAAGCTCCACGGGCATCCAGGCGGCATTGCCGCCCTGGGAGCCGGGTAGGCCAAAGCAGGTGGGCGGGTTCGAAGCCGACTGGCTTACGTGGGTCGTGTATGTCTTGACCAGCGTAGCCATTAGACCACCTTCACGTCATTGTCCTGCTCGCCAGCGCGGGTGCGGATGAAGCCCGTGCCGGAGAAGATGTTGATGTTGCCAATGGGGATGGTGCCAGCCTGCGGCCACGAGACGGCACCGGTGTCCTTGTCCACGGAGCCAGCGCCCATCACCTTGTTGATGATGTTCTGGATGGCCGTCCAGATGCTGTCGGTCTTGCCGTCCAGTTGCGTGAAGTGGTTGTCCACCTGGGTGAACTTCTGCTCTGTGGTGGCCTTGAACTGCTTGAACTCCTCGTGGTACTGCTCGACCTTGGTGTCAAGCTCGTCAATGCGCGTATTGAGCGCGGTGTTGTACTGCTCGACCTTCGCGTCCAGGTCCTCGATGGCCTTCTTGTTGCGGGCGATTTGGCCTTGAAGGTCAAAGAGGATTCTGTCGATGGTCTCCATTGCCTCGTTGTAGACGGCGTACACGTCCATGGGGTCAGCTGTCCCCTGTGGGCCGTACTTGACGATGCCGTAGTGAGGCGTTGCCGGTCGGTCTGCCATGTCCCCTCCTAATGGTGCTTTGCCTCAAGTGCGGCGATTCGGGCATCAACGTCCTTGCAAGCAGTCTCAAGGGCCGTGATGCGGGAGTCGTAAGCCTTGATGGCGTTTCCCTGCGTGACCAGAAGTGCGTTGAACTGCTGCAGGATGCCGTCAAGCATCTGCATGGAGTGGTTGTAGCCGTCTAGCAGGTTGGCGTTGTCCGTCGGCTCGTACAGGTCGAAGTGGTAGTTGTCGGTGTACTTCATAAGGTACTCCTAACGTTAGAAGGGCCGTACAGGCGTTTGCCTATACGGCCCTAGGATAGCACAGGGGTTCGAACGTTATTGGGCTATCTCTATCTCCCCCCACGTGGTGTTGGGAGTAGCGTAAAGACCGTCGAGTCTGCCAGCAAGACTGGGGCTGACAGCATAACTATGGAGCGTGTGATATATGTAATCAGGGGCACCATTGAAAAAGTAGGTGTCGCTTTTTGCTAGGGCGGGAAGGAACATTTCTGGCCCAGACGTTATCACACAGTTGGGCCAAGCGGCCTGAATTTTGGCGTACAAGTCGGCAGCATTTGGTGGGGCATCATCCGGAGCGTTGATTACGGTAAGACCGGTGCCCCCACCCTGACTCTGCAAATCGCTAATCTCGTGTCTAATCTCAACCAGCGCAGGCGAGGTATAGGAACCGTTCTCGTTCTCAAGGAACACCTGTCCACCCTCGCCATAGGTTAGTCCCTTGATGCCCGTGAGGTCAGCGGAGTTGGCTGAAATCTCGGCCTCTGCGTTGTCAATGCGAGAGCCAAGCGCGGTGTCAGCGGCCTTGTAGGCGGTATCCAGTGCTGTATCGGCGGCCTTTCGCTGTGCCGCCTCGGTATCAATGTCTGCCCTGATGCTTGTGTCTGCGGCTTCGCGTGCGGCAGTCTCCGCAGCTACCTTGCCGTTCAGTGCCGTATCGGCGTCCGTGCGGGCCTTGGTCTCAGCGGCAAGCTTGGCGTCCAGCGCGGAGTCTCCCGCGATGCGGGCTTCGCGCTCGTCAGCCATGTTCTCTGCCAGCTCGGCGTCCCTCGCCTCAAGCTCGCCGACGTTGGCGTCCAGAATCTCCATTGCGTGGTTGTAGTGGCCCGTGGTGGACAGGTCGGGCGTCTCCTCGTCTGTGTAGAGCGGTAGGTGGATGTGTTCGGTGGTTGGCATAGATACCTCCTATAAAGGTTCAGGGCTAAAGATAATGTTGCAGGTGCCGTCGCCCTGCTCGATTGACGGGAGAACCTTACTCAACGAGTTGTTAGCCCGCATAAACAGAATGTCGGCTATGTTGGCTTGGACAGGCTCGGTGGTGAGACCTGGAATCGCGCCAACGCTTGGAAGCCCTAGGTGTTCGCATGACACGAACGTTGACAGGCTGGTATCCAATGTCGCTAGTTTGATGCCCGGAACGTTGATTACCGCATGGCTATAGTCATGGTCAGTGCCAACGAATTGAGGTTCTGCGGTGGCTTGAATCATACCCCACACCCCCGCCACGAACACGCCGTTGCTCTCTGGGAAGCAAAGGGCCGTGAGGTAGCTTTTCACTGTGCTCGCTGCGTTGGTACCTGTCAGCGTGGCATTACCACTGTCAAGCAGGTAGTAGTTGATTGACGGGTTTACCAGTTTGCCAACAAACGGTTGGTCAGCCATAATCTCGTTCTGCATCGTGTTAATTTGCTCGCGCAGTACCATCAGGGTGTCGGTAGTCTTGATGTTGGCAAGCTCAATCATGCTAGCCCCTCTCGGTCGGGTCGGTCGTGTACAGTGCGTCATCGCTGCGCACGAGAAGGTACTTGAGGTCTGTCGTGGTTCCCTTGCGCAGGTACGGTGCAGGCTTGGGGCACTTGGTGTCGGCAACCTTCTTGAGCACGCCCATGATGGTGTGGTCGGCCAGGTTGTCGGTGTCAATGAGGGTGAGGTCACTCTTCTTGACGTAGGCGTCAGGTCGGAAGTCAGGCTCGGTCCAGCCGCCCTGCTCGGGCATGTCGGGCTTGGCCTTGCCGACGCCCATGTACTCGGTGCGCCCGTCCACGGCAACGTGGCGGACGTTAAGGAGCTGGGCCTGGGCAACGGTGAACTGGGCCAGGTCCTCCACCAGCATGCCCTCAAGGAGTTGTCCCTGCCACATGCGGCGCTCGGAAGCAATGGAGGGGGCGTAGGTGCCGCGCGTCACGTCATAGACGAGGCCGTTCTGGGCCAGCGAGTCCATCTTGGCCTCAAGGTCACCCATGCGCCTGAGCAGCGCGGCGAACTGGTCAAGCAGGTCGGAAATCTGCTTCTCAAGTGCCGCCACGCGCTCGGCGAGGTTGTCATCCTCGGTCTGGTTGGTGAGGGAAGTGATGTGCGCGTACAGCCACCAAATCTGCTCCTCGGGCGTTCTCATGTTGGCAAAGTCCTTGTCCTGCCAGCCCGTGAAGCCGGGCATGTCAGGCACCCAAGCATGATACTGGGTCGTGGCCTTGTTGCCTGTCTGGTTGATAGCCAATTTCTCCTCCTTAGACTAGGGGTTGGTCATTCCAAAGCTGGATGAAGCATGGCTCAAGCATATCGCAGACCATGAGGTCCGTGTTGAGGAATCCTGTCGCCAGGGCGTTGACGATGGCGTCTCCAAGGTAGCCAACCCGGCTCGTGGCGTGGTCGATGTAGTCACGGGCGCCGTTGGCCTGGGAGTTTAGGTTGCTCGTGGAGTTTCCCGTGGAGTTGGCCGTGCTCGTGCTGTCGTTCTTGGCCTGCGTGAGCGAACTCATGTACTTGGGGTCATAGGGGTCATCCATAAAGGAGGCAGGCGTGTTGGACAGGATGGTTGTGCCCACGCTGTTTGCCTTGGAGTCGGACTTGTTGGTGGAGTCAGCTGCGCTGTCCGTCTTGCTTGTGCTCGCGTCCCGAGAGTTGCCGTTGGCGTCATGGACGTAGGTTCCGAAGGGGTCAAGGGCATCGTCCAGCAGCTTCTTGTAGATGGCGTTGTACGTGGGCATCTGCTCGCGCATGCGGCGGTTCAGGTAGAACACGAACAGCTGGGGCGTGTCAGCAGCAATCTGCCGATAGCAGAAGTGCTGGTAGATGGCATTGTTGAGGGTGTTGCGGTACTCCTCGTCAAAGATGGGGTAGTCCGTGAGGCCCAGGGAAAGGCCAAAGCCCTCGTGCACCTCCCTGAGCGTGTAGACGTGCTCGTAGTCGCGTGTCCAGTCATTGTCATTGAAGGTCAGCATCTAAAGCTCCTTGGTCGCGACAGGGGTGGCCTCAAACAGGGAGTTGTGGTCACTTGTGCTGTAGCTGGTGAGGGACGGTGAGTAATTAAGGCCGGAGTTGGGCATCTGGGTCTCGGGCATGTGCGGTACGCTCCACTCGGCGTGAATCTCCATGCCGAAGACCTTGCGGGCGGCGTCACAGGCCTGTTCGCGGGCAGCCAGGTGGCTCTGGCGCTGAATCATGAACTGCTCGTTGTTTGCCAGGGTCTCTGCAGTCTGCACACGCTCCTTCTTCTCGGCGGCAGCGTTGTTGTCGATGCCGAGGAGGGTGTAGGCCTGGGCCACCAGCTTGAGCTGGTCGTTGAGCATCTTGTCGACGTTATAGGACACACCGGACTGGAAAACCTGCAGGCCAACCACGGAGGACGTGAGCGGGGACAGGTAGATTGCAGGCTCTCCCGCGTCTATGCGGTTGAACATCCGCTCGGCGTTCTTCTTTCCCTCCTCGGGCACGTTAATGATGAAGGGGACGCGCTGGGAACGCATGTTCTGGTCGATGGTCAGGTCAATCTCGGCCAGGCGGGTGCATATGAGGTCGATGCTGTTGTACAGGGGCATGCGCTGGAGGTTGTCCCATATGACGAAGGCGTCCGGCTGCATGAGCTTGGAGGAGCTTGAATGCTGGTTGCCCGTGTTGCGTACCCAGGTGTTGAGGTGGCGCCGCCACTGGATTCCGTTGGGTGCAGTCATGATGATGTGGTTGGGGTTGTTGTAAATGTCGGGACGCCCCTGCATAGAGAAGGGCGCGGCCACGAACAGCGGCAGCTTGTCGGCATCCGGCACGCGCTTGGTCACAGCTATGCTGCCGCTCTTGAAAAGCACCATTTCCAGGTAGCGGGTGTCAATCTCCTCGGGCATGCCCACCCACTTGAAGCGAGTCGTGGCGGCGGTGAAGAACAGCTGCCACCACATGTCATACGTGCGCAGAGCCTTGACGCTCTGCTGCCACTTGATGGCGTAGCGGTTGCCGAACATGGCAACCTCGGGCGGAATGAACTTGGTGAGGTCGGGTCTTCTTCCCATCGGTACCTCCTTAGTAGTAATAGCCGTCAAGCGGCTGGTTGTCGGTGAGCGCAGTATTGCCAATGTCGGCTGGACTTGCCCAGATGGTTACGCCCTTCTCAAGCACACCGCGCATGACCTCGCGCTCTGTCTCGTTGGCCTTGGTGCAGGTGATGGTGGACTCTGCGACCTTCCAGTAGGCGAACTTTGACATGCAAAGCAGGTGGTTGAGCGTTCCAAGCGGAAGGAAGCGCCGGACGGCGTATCCGTATCGGCGGAAGTAGTCGGCCACGGCCCGCTTGGGGGCGCCAGCCAAGGTCTTGTACGTCACGGTTATGCCAACAAGTCCGTTCTTCCAGTTGAAGCCCTCTCCGCCAGCCTGGCCGACGGTGGAGGGCGGCGTGAGCGCGGCGTCCTGTACGCTCGCGTTGATTCCCGCCACGGCATTCTGGTAGTCGCCCTTGTTCACGGAGCGGGCAAGGGCCAGGTTGTTGTCCGCTATGTTGGAGGAAGCGGCACGACTTATGTCAGCGATGTTCGCCGCAGCCTGGATGTTCTGCTGGGAGTTGGCCGTGCTGGTCTCGACGTTCTGCAAACCGGTGACGGTTCCCGCAATTGCCCCTGGGGCACCTGCCATGGCCCCAATGGCCGCGCCTGCAGGCCCGCCAACCACCCCGCCTAGCACAGCGCCACCGACAACGCCCATTGCCCCTACGGCCGCGTTGGTGGTGCCGCCCATCCAAGAGCGGTTTGAGTTCTGCACGGCAGCGTTGACGTTCTCCTTAGCAGCGTCATACGCAGCTCCAATCTGCTCCTGGGCATTCTGGTGTGCGTAGACGGCAGAGAGGGAACCCTTCATCTGCTGCCAGCCCGCGCTCTGGTAGGCGTAGTTGCGGCTGTGGACGGTAGACGCTAGGTAGGTAAGATAGTTGTTGTTGACCAGGGAGAACTGGGGGAAGTCGGTGAGCCATACGGCAGTGTCAAGGAAATCGCCACCGGGAATCACGCCGTTTTTAACCTTGCCTTCGAACCCCATGTACGTGTAGGAGATTCTGCCTGTTGTTCCATTGGGGTCACCATAGTTGAGCGGGAAGAAGCCAACCTTGGCGAATGGAGCCAACGCACAGCCAATCCAATACAGTGACAGGTGGTCGCCGTTCACCAGCTGGGGCTTGAGGTAGATAGGGTTGCCCGTGAAGGTAGCAAGCTCTATCACCGAGTAGGGATAGCTGTAGAGCTTGGAAACGTCAGCAGCATCACCTAGCCCATCCGCCAGCTGGTCGAACATGCTCTCCGTGTCCCAATAGGCAGTCGAGGATGCCGTGAGTGAGTCGGTGTTTCCGATGAAGTGCATTTCTGGCCCGCTGCCGAACAGCTTGAAGCTGGGGCCGTCAGACAGAAGGCGTCCGGGAAACGTGTAGATGCTCACTATGCACTGAGCCGCCCAACTCTTGTTCTTCATGGCCTGCATGACGGCCTTGAAGTTCGCCAGCGAGACCCAATACACGTTGGCGCCAGAAGGCAAGCCGTCCGCGAACTGGCCGTCAGCCACGTTGAGGGAAGGGCTGGATTCCGTGCCAGGGTCAGCTGCCAAATCAGCCGTGCTGATTACGATTATCTTGGGACCGTATTGCAGCTCGGGACCAACGATGGGCACGTACTCGCGGGCGCATGGCACGTACTCAGCACCAACGTCAAGCCCCTCTGGCAAGTCAAAGTACGCCTTGAGGGTAGCCCCGTCCTTGGCACGGGCGTTAGAGTTGGCCATTGCAATGTGACCTCTCTCCACGAAGGCCCGCCCGTACTTGATGGCACCGGCGTAGGTGGTCATCACGTCCAGCTGGATGGTCAGGCGGGTGGCCTGCGGGCTGAGGTACTGGGCGCTCGTCACGAAGTAGAAGTACGTGCGCTCAGGCCCCTCGTCCGTGACGGGCTGCTGGGGGTTGGTGACAACGATGTAGTTGTACTTGTACACGGAGCTGTAGGGTACCGGAACGTCCACCGGCTCTCCGGGGCGAAGGTTCTGGAAGTTGCTGGCGAACCATGCCCCGCTCTGAGACTCAAACCACTCGTCACGCCTGTCAGCGGACTCCCATGCCACAACGTCACGGTAGCTTGCGTCCCAAGGCACGCTCAGCAGGCGAACGCGCGTTCCAACTGGCCACGTGGTGCTGGTGAGCATGGGCGCGGTGCTCGCGTCAATCTGTGTGTCCAAATTCTGCTCCCTTCTAAAAGCGCAGGTCATTTGCACCAGCCTAGCACAACGAAAGGCCCCGTGTCTTTTCATCGACACGGGGCCTATCGGAGGGAAAGGAGTAGCAGGAAGCCGCTACTGGAATTGTAACACTACTGGGCGGTCACGGTGACGGAGACGGTCTTGGTCACCTGGGCATCGGCTGCAGAGCCAGCGGCCACGAGAAGCAGGGTGGCAGTGCCAGCCTTGACGCCGGAGACGGTGACGATGCCCGTGTTGCGGTCGAGCGCCACGGCAACGTTTCCCTCTCCCTCGGTGACAGCCACGGTGAAGGTCGGGTCAGTGGCGTCAGCCGGGGTAGCCTTGACGGTGGTGGTCTTAGCCTCGTTGACCTTCATCGTGAGAGACTCCGGGGAGGCGGTGAGGGCGGTGGTGGCCTTCACTCCCTCGACGGTCACGTTGTAGTCAGCAGAGAACTGGCCGTTCTGAACGGACGTGGCAGTGATGCGAATCTTGGCCCCGGCCTTGGCGTGGCCCGCGTGGAAGGTGCCCATGGAGTCAACGTAGCAGTCGGCGGGCAGCGCCTTGACGTGGCCCTTGCCGTCATAGGCCTTGAGCGTCCAGAGGACGGCCTGGGACGGGCCGTTGGCTCCGGTGACCTCGGCAACAAGCTTTACCTCGGGCAGGGCGGTGTAGCCGGTGGCGAGGTCGAGGGTCGGCTCGATGGTGGACGCGGTGCCACCCTCGGCGTCCTTCAGGGTGACGCCCGTGACGGTGGACTCAAGGCGGGTCACATCGGTGTCAGGCAGCGTGGAGAACATGATGGCGTTGGTGAACAGGGAGTAGGACAGGGTCTCCCAGTGGTGCAGCACGTAGAGCTGGGTCATGTTCAGCGGGTTCAGAGGGCCGGAGAGCGTCATGGGACCGAGGTTGTCGGCGCACAGGAAGAAGTCCTGGTCCACCAGCATGGCCTGGGCACCAGCCACGGGCAGCTTGGGCACGCGCACGATGCGGTCGGCAATGAGCTGGCCGTTCTGCTCGTTAAACATGTAGGCAAGCATGTCCACGGTGAGGGAAGCGTCGGTGTCGGCGTCAATCACAAGTAGGGAGCGGTCGGTCAGCGTGGCAAGGCCGCCGTTGCGCCCCTCATAGGAGTAGTCGGTGGAGTAATACTTGAGCTTGGTGTCCATGGCGCGGACGGCCTTGACCAGCTTGCGCCCGGCCTCAGCGGGGTCGGCGGCATTCTTGATGTCGTCCACCTGGATGTTGTAGAAGCCCTGGAAGTCATCGTAATGCTTGAGGAGCTGGAGGAACAGCAGAAACTCGTCGTTCTCGTCAGAGTTCTTGGGCTGAGCCGCGATGGAGTTAAGAAGGCCAGCAAGGTTGGTGTCCTCGGTGAAGGCCCCGCGCAGCGGCTCTGCCATGGGAACGACAAGCTCGTACTTGTCCTGGCGGTTCATGGTGTGGTACTTGGTGTGAATGTCAGGCTCGCGGCCCTCGATGCCAAAGACGTTGATTGCGTCCTTGGTATAGTGCTTGGCCCGCAGGAGGTTGACCTGCATCTCCTGAATCTGGGTGCCCCAACGCATGGAGCCACGCTTGAGGGTGCCAAGCGGGTTGGTGAAGGAGCGCTCGCGAATGATGGTCATGCCGATGCGGTTGAGCAGGATGTTGTAGAAGACGTTCCAATCCGGGGTGTATGAGTTCAGGGCGTCGATGGCCTGCTTGACCGTGCCCTGCGTTACCTCGGGGATGCGAGACTTGTAGTCATCGGGCGCATACCGTCGCACGGTGTTCAGAATCTCGGCGTTGGTGGCGTGAAGCACGCCATTCTTGATTTCTGCCAATTTACTCTCCAATCAGACGATTGATGGAATCAAGGTCAATCTCGGGGTAGTCATCGTCATCCGGCACGTTTCCGTTGTCTGCCTGGACGGACGCGTTGACCGCCCCTTGGTTGGCAAGGGCGGAAATGGCCTGCATCATGTCTGCCTGGGCCTGCTCCATGGAAGCCAGGCGGGCGTTGATGCCCTCGAATGGGTCGGGGGCCGGGTCGGCGGGTGCCGGGTCGGCAGGCTTCCCCTGCGGGTCGGCAGGCTTCCCCTGCGGGTCGGCAGGCTTTTCCTGCGGGTCGGCAGGCTTGTTCCCCTGCGGGTCATTGGGTTTTGCCATGGTGTTCCTTTCTGTATAGAACGGACGTTTGGCCTGAGTATACAGCAAAAGGCCCCTGCCCATCGTTAGGGCAGGGGCCTTGAAGCGTTTGGCACAAGCTACTGCAAGGGGCGCGGGTAGGCTGCCACCTCGCCCTCCGCCGGTCAGCGTCGCATGTGTGAGGGCATTGACCGCATCGTCCGTAGATACAGACCTGTGCCTAAAGTGAATAGTACCACTCAAGAAAGCTCACTAGAAGGATAAGGGGATTATGCCATTGCATCAGGGCATCCTTTATCCACTCAACGTCAAGGGTGGCAACGCACTTATTTCCCTTGTGCACAAGCCACTGATTTTCGTTGGGGCTAAGCTCCATGGTGTACTCGCCGTTTCGATAGGTCTTTTTCATCAGTTCTCCTTCGCCTTGCCTAGCGCCCCTACCTTGTAGTCCTGCACGCACCACCACATGCGCTCGGCAAGCCTTATCATTTCAACCTCATAGTCAGCAAACTCTGGCCCCAAAGCTAGAGCAATTGCCCGATGGTCGTTTGCCAATTTGTGCAGCGTTTTCTGCAGGTCCTCACAAGCCATGTCACGGTAAGTCTTTTCCATAGTTACCTCCGAGTGTATCCGTCATTCTTTAAGCTCATACTGGCTCGGCACGAGAACGACACCACCCGGTACCGCTTTGGGGAGCAGCTTTCCAAGGCCCGGACATACCACCCCCAGTACGCACGCGGCACCGGGACAGGGATTTCCGGTAACAGGGTTAATGTTGGTGAGGCCAAATCTGAAATTTCCAAAGTTGCACATCCTTTTCACGTTGTCAGGCATGCCCGCGCACGTGACGCCTATGTGGCCGTTGAGGTCCCATATGTAGCACTTCGCCCTGAGGTGGCGGGCGTGCGTGAAGCTGCCCTCGACCTTCCAAGCGCAAAAGTCAGTGTCGTGAAGGCGGATTCCCGCTGGGTCTTCCGTGCCCGCAAGGTGCATGGAATCCGTGTCACAGTAGACGAAACGGTCACGATTCTTATGTATTGCCGTTATTAGCGTGTGACGCGCCCACGCCGTGCAAAAGCTGCCAACAGGAATGTAGACGGCATCGCGGGTCTCTGGGGCGCCCAATTCCCACTTTACAACCCCATCTGCCCCCATGCGTGGCACCTTTTGCGTCACATCTGGGTTGGTTGCAAACTTGCCATATATGTTATTTAACATTAGCTTCGCAAGCTGTCTCATTGGTCCCACCGACTTCTGCTTGATTGACCCCCAGTAGTCAACGTACGGCCCGAAAAGTTCCTTGCCCGGCATGCATGCAAACTTGAAGCCACCAAGCCACTCCTGCACGTCCACCTCGTAGTTGCCAAAGAACAGCTCCAGGTCAGGGGACGTTAGCGTGATGGTGGTTGGCTCCACGGTCTCGCGAACGTACTCGTGCTGTCCATAGAAGCCGGAGTTGCGTAGCTGAATCATCGGGATTCCCCCGTCTCGCAGCTTGAAGGAGCAGACGAGGGTCTGCACATAGAGCGGGTGGGAGTGGTCATCCTCGTAGCGCCCGTAGAACATCACAGGCTCCCCCACCGGGTAGGGCTTTGATATCAGCATGGATGGGTACATGCTGTTGTAGTCCACCGATATCCCTCCCCATACGTCCACACCAGCCCACTTTGGCTCAACGTAGGTGAAGCCGCCACGATAGGAGCAGCGAATGGCAGCATCCACCTCCTCGGGAAGCACCGGAAAAAGCTTCTGATAGAGCCGCTTTCCCATCTGCTTCTTGAAGAAGCCGAAGGCATTGGAGCCAATGGTCATCTTGTCAAGCCCTTGCTCAAGGTTGTTGACAAGGGCCTGGGCAACGATTTGCACGTCACGGCGAATGTAGTCAGCCTCTTCATCGGTAATCTGGTGCCCAACCTCGCGCTTGGCCGAATAGTCAAGCTCGCCCTTGCCCTCGGGAAGGTCGTATGCCTTGGCAATCTTCTTGACGCTCATTGGAAACAGCTTGAGGGAATCCCTTATCTTGATGCGCACGCCTGAGTAGAACCCCACCTCAAGCTGGTAGAACTTGCCCTTGGAACTGACCAGCGTGGAGAACTCGCCTGCCCCAGGCCGGTCTGAGGTCCACCTGTATCCAAGATGAAAAAGCCTATCCACGAGGAACTTTCCATCGAAGCCGAGGTTGTGAAAGTAATAGTCAGCCCTGTGCTTGGCCGCGAAGAGCAGGAAGGAGTCTATGTCGGTGCCAATGTAGACGTTGCCTAGGTCATCGCAGAAGCAGACGGCCCACGCCCACACGCGGCAGTCCGTGGCATCCGTGGTAGTCTCGAAGTCCGCCTCTGCCACACGCATCTAGACCACCGACTCGGAGACGATTTCGATAAGCTGAGCAGGCTCATCAACGTTTGACGCCATTTCCATCACCCTGCGGCTCTCGCGCCAGCGCTCTCCTGGGTCAAAACCTTCCCTCTCTTGGTTGAGCACGAGGTTAGGGTCACTCACCCAATCAAACACTGCGTGAAGCGCGTCAAGGTTGCTCATGAAGTTGGTCCTATTGAAAAGCACGTCAAGCTGGTCATCAGTCATCTTGTCAAGCCGGTCGGCCAAATCCTGCTCGCCCATAGTAGAAAGCATCTTCATGGCATTCTCCTTGGTCTGGGCGCGTATCTCGTCCGCCGTCCTCATGGCCATGCGGTGAACGCTTTCAGCCCTTCGCCTTGCCGCTTGTTGGTCCTTGGGGGGCAGCATGTCCACAGGCAGCTCTGTAACCCCCCTGAGCTGATATCCCTGGGCACTGAATTTCTTTCCAGTGGGCCTTCCGGTCTTGGGGTCCTTCTGATACAGCGTGCGCTCGGAAATCTGGGTGGCAACGTCTGCCTTTACCCTGTCCCTGGCCGCCCCCGTCCACTTGACAGGTATGGCGTCAATATGCGCACGATAGGCACGGGCGCGGGCGTTGTAAGCGGCCACGCTCGACTCCATTGACGTTGCAAAGCCCTTGCTGATAACGCGCTCATGCGTGTTCTTGCGGTCGATGAACTGCCTAAGGCGGTGCTCATAGGAACGGAGGGCGGCGCCGTGGAGCTTCTGCACCTCACTCCAGGGCAGGCGAGGCGACACGCCTGACACGACTGACGCGGCAAAGGCCTTGTCCTCAGTGGTGGCCCCGCCCAACTTCCTTCTGATTCTATACTCCTTGTCACGTGCCTGCTTCTGAAGCTGCTGAGCACGTGAACGCTTCTTGGCCATGTGGCACGCTCCTTGAGTGAAAGGCCCCGCCCTGTGACAGGACGGGGCCAGTGGTTACAGCCGTGGTTAGACGCTAGGCCAGGGCCAGCTTCTTGAGGGTACGGCCACCCTGGAGCTTGGTCTCGACAATGCGAACGGTCTTGCCCTCGCCCCATCCAATCTTGTCCATCAGCATGACGAGGCGGGCGGCGTCTCGGGCGATGCCCGTGGACTGGGTAACATAGGTCTTGCCGTCAACGGAGAAGAACGTGGTGTTGGCACAGGGCGTGCGGGTGCCGCTGACAGGATCAACGCGGACGCCCGGCTTAATCATGATGCCGTCAATGGTCAGCTTGGTAAGGCCGGAGTCGTTAAGAGACTCGGCATCAGAGCCGGCGTTAAAAATGCGGGTGATGCCCTCGGTAGTGGACTCGTCAAAGCCGTAGGACTCGATGCTCTGGCCCACCTCCTGACACAGGCCGTCCATGATGGTGTTGTTGGCGGTGACAGCAAGCTCAGCAGTCTGCTCGGTCTCGTAGGCGTCCTCGGTGATGGTGTTCTCGGTGGTCATGGTGGTTCCTTTCACTAGTTGATTTCCTTGGCGTACTTGAAGAAGTCCTCAGCCGACAGCACGTACTTGCCAACGTGCGGCTCGGTGTGGTTGATGGTGATGGTCTGGTCGTTGTGAATCTTCCTAAGGCGAATGGTCGCCTGCCTGGGGTCTCCCACGATGCCTTCCAGCACGTCGCTGAAAGGCTCAAACTCACCCAAGGCGTTGATGCACTGGCCAGAGCATCCCGTGACGCTGATGGTGCGCATAATGTCCCTCATGTGTCCTCCCTTCTCCTGGCGGCTTCCACTATATCCGAAAGGCCCACTGACGTGCGCCTAATCAGCTGGGTAAACACCTTTACCGACTCCCAAGGTTGGGATTGAAGATGAAGTGCCCGCTTGTGGCAATGGGGTTGTCAATGTCGTACTTGTATCTGATGCTGGCGTATGGGGCAACGCTCGACTGGTCTACAGAGCACCCCGCAAGGAACGTGTCACGACTTGCCTGAGACAGGAATCCAAGCAGCACGTCAACGTTGTTATCCCACGTGAGGCCATCCTTGTTGTAGAGCAGGTAGTAGTAGCGCTGCCGCCTGCCTGGCTTGGGCTTGGTCATTAGTCCTCCAACTCCACGGTTATGTCCCCATCGGCGTCCATGAGGGTATGGACCACCTGCATGTAGCCAAGTCTGGGATTGAACGTAATCCAATCGCTGCCCATGGCCCACTTCATGAGGGCGGCACGGCAGCTGCTTCGAGCAATCTCAACGGGGCACTTGAGCGCGGCCCCGTTTACGGCAATGGCGTAGTGCGTCCGCGCCGGGCGCTGGCGCATGAGGTCATAGAAGTCCATTAAATAACCATCCAATTCTTTTGAAGACCTTCCCGACTGTAATAGGGACAGTGCCCCGTTCTCCAGTCAACCCAAAAACAGCCGTGACCGTCCCAGTAACCCGTGCAAATAGTGACGTAATATAGACGACCCTTACACAGGCCCATGGAACCATCACAACCAATGAACCGTGCCAACATCAGTCATCCTCCTGAAATTCAATGTCATGCTCATAGGCAATGTAGTCCAGGCACGTTTCAAGCTCGTCCACTAGAAGGGCCTCAACAATGGCCTCAAGCAACCCACGGTCACCAAACCGTTGATGCAGGAAGTAGAGCTTTTCGCTAACACGCTGCTCGTCAGTCTTCATTTGATGCTTCCTTTCTTAGGGCTAGAAACTGCTTGCAAAGTTCAACGTACCCGTCTGATGCGAAGAATGCCGAGTGCCTAGCTATGTAATCCTCGCACCTAACAATGCACTCATGCATGGATGAAGCGGAGGCAATCATGTAGCCTGTGTCATCGTCATACGCGCCCCATCGGTACCCAAACACGGGGTGAGCGTCCCATTTCTTTCCCCTGTCCGCGATGTGAACACTCTGGCCGCTTATCTGACGATGGTATCCCTGCCGCCAGACGATACGCATGCCATAGTAATCCACACCCAAGGAAGGGAAGTCCTGCAGCTTCATACTAACTCCTGTCGCACAAGCAAATACCAATGCACAACCCAAGCGTAGCCCCCGAGATTATGCGCGTCATCAGAACATCACTAGTCCCCACGGCAGCGCCGATAAGGCCGGCAATGAGGACCACCACAAGCACGCGGCCACGCATTAGAAGAACCTCCCCGTGCGCCTATTGCAGGCCACATGCCTGCACTCGTGCGTGCGATAGTTGTAAGGCCACTCGTCATATGCAAACGCGTACGAGTGCTGAATTGCAACGCGCACGGGCCAGCCGAAGCACTCGACCAGCTGAGCAGCGTAGGCCTTGCGCGGGCGGCTGAGGCCTTCCCAGGCCTTGGGCAACCCTCCCTCCTGCATGGACTGCACATAGTGCATAGTGCCTGTTATGGGCTTCATTTGTGCTCCTTTCCTATATTGTGCGCATAAGCGCCCGGGTCAAGGGTCAGGCGCATTGCCTGGCCCCTGACGCTGGGGGTTTACGCTAGTAGTAGG